AAAGCAGTCACAAAGCGGAAGCGGTAACCTCCTGCTGGCGGTCACGCTGCTGACGGCCTTCGCCGGAGTCTCGGCCCTGTCGTCGGCCTACATCGCCGGCTACGTCCTCGACCAGTTGCAGTCGACCGACGCCCTGGTCATGATCGTGACGGACGGGGGCAAGATGCGTTCCGACTCGGCCGACCTCGAGCGCAACATGAGCACGGCGACCTTGGCCCTGAAGTCCGTCCGCGACCTTGGCTGGGCCTTGGCCGTGGGGTGCCTAGGGGTGGGGGTGGCGGTCTTCTTACGCTCCCGCCGTCAAAAGGCCTCCTAGGGCAAGCCAGAGGGGTCTATTGGGATATCCCGTGCCTGACCTACGGCTGGCTTAGGGGTGCCATATCTTCCTGCGGAAAGGTGCTTGACGAATGTGGAACAGTCGGGCAAGGTGCTTTCCGTTCCACCAAACCTATGAACCTCATCAAGCTCCTCCTCCTCGCCGCGCTGATCGCCACGGTCATCGTCTTCTTCGCCGAAGGCCCTGACCTCCTCACCATCATCGACCAGCACTAAGACTTCCCACCCACCATGCCCAACGCCAACCACCCCTACACCGAAACGCTGACCTTCGCCGGTCGCGTCCTCCCCCTCAAGCGCCCGATGGCCGAGTATGCCGCCCGACGCCTTCAGGCCATCCTCCCGCAGATCGCCGCGCTCAACGCCGCTGGCAAGTCGCAGGCCGATGCCGCCGCCGCCCTGGACACGACTGTCTGCACCCTCCGCCAGTGGCTCGACATCACCGGGACGCAGTGGGTCAACCTCAACCGCCGCGGCCCCTACCGCCGCCAGAAGTAATGCGTTACCTCTCCGTCTGCTCCGGCATGGAGGCCGCGTCCGTCGCATGGCATCCACTCGGCTGGACTCCTGTCGGCTTCTCCGAAATCGAACCCTTCCCCTGCGCTATCCTCAAACACCGATTCCCCAATACTCCTAACTATGGCTCACTCACCGAATACCAATCATGGCCCCTCGAACCCGGAGCAATCGACCTTCTGGTCGGAGGCACACCTTGCCAGTCCTTCTCCGTCGCTGGACTCCGCAAAGGACTTACCGACCCAAGGGGCAACCTCGCCCTCACCTTTCTTGGGTTGGCTGACAAACTCAAGCCCCGCTGGATCGTCTGGGAAAATGTCCCCGGTGTCCTGTCTTCAAACGGAGGACGGGATTTTGGTTCCTTCGTCGGGGCGTTGGGGCAACTCGGCTATGGGTGGGCCATGCGAATCCTGGACGCTCAACACTTCGGAGTACCCCAGCGTCGTCGTCGAGTCTTCGTTGTCGCGTGTCTTGGAGACTGGCGAGCTGCCGCCGAGGTTCTATCTCTCCGCGAAGGCTTGCGCGGGTATTCTGAGAAGGGCCGAGCGACGCGGAAAGAAGTTACCGGAACTCTTAGCAGCCGCTCTTCGGCAGGCGGCGGCCTAGGCACGGACTTCGACTGTGCTGGAGGAGTCCAGCCTGTCTACCGCAAGTCCAAGCGAGCCTGCTCCACGACCGATAACGAGACTTTGGTGCTGGCCAATTCCAGCAACACGCTGAACAACTTCGACCTCGGCGACACCCGGACGACCCACGCCGTCGTGCAGCCGATTATTAGTCCGACAGTCACGACTTGCAAAGGAAGCCGAGGCGGATGCTCTTCCGAAGCCATCGACGAGATTACCGCCGTCCATCTGGCACAGCAGAGCGTTCAACATCAGATGCCCGGTTCCGTTGCCCCGACGATCGGCGCAAGCGGCCCTCCCTACTCACGCACTGGCAACGAACGCGTCGAGGCCGAGGCGTTGGCCGTAACTACTTCTTCTCCTTTGCATTTTGACACCTACAACCAGACGACATCGGACATCAGCTTTACGCTTTCTTGTTCCGCTTCTGACGCGAACCATACTGGGACTGTATTCGTTCCGAATATGGCTGTCCGACGCCTGACGCCGGTCGAGTGCGAACGCTTGCAAGGTTTCCCCGACAACTGGTCGCGTATCAGTTGGAAGGGAAAGCCAGAGGATCAATGCCCTGACGGCCCTCGTTACAAGGCGTGTGGAAACAGCATGGCAGTACCCGTGATGGCTTTCATCGGGAAAAGGATTGCAGAGGTCGAGGCAAAGGGACACCAGTCCTAAAGCCACCGATGACCACCGAGGATCGTATTTCCGGGGCGAGAGCATATCTCGCCAAACTGCCTGCCGCCGTCGCCGGCCAAGGCGGACACCCCGCCACCTACCGAGCAGCCAGCATTCTGGCCAACGGCTTTGACCTGCCGTGGTCGGATGCCTGGGCGTTGCTTCAGGAGTTCAACGCCCGTTGCTCGCCGCCTTGGTCTGAGAAAGACCTGCGTCACAAGTTGAACGACGCCTACGTCAAGCCGCACGAACGACAGAAGGGCTGGCTCGTCGCCGGCAAGGAACGCCGTGTCGGCGCGAACGGTCGCTTCGTCTTCGACCCGACCCGGGTGGCGGAGCTGGTCGACGTCCAGACGCCGTTCACGACCGCCGACGTGCTGCTGAACTGCTTCAAGGACGAGGACGTCATCTGCATCACGAACGAGGCCGGCCAGACCGAAGACGGCAAGTGGTTCCCGGCGTCGAAGGGCATCTTCCTGACCCGCGCCGAATGGATCACCAAGTTCTTCGGCCCCGGAGCCGTGGGGGCTGCTAAGTTCGCCGGCACGGAGTCGGGGGCTTGGATTCGTATCAACCCCTTCACGCCTGACGACTTCACGGGTACGGACGGTTCGGTGTCGGCCTACCGCCACGTCTTGGTCGAGTTCGACAAGAAGGCCAAGGACGAGCAGATCGCCATCTTCCAGCAGTCCAACCTGCCCATCAGCCTGCTCGTCGACTCGGGCGGCAAGTCCGTCCACGCCTGGGTGCGCGTCGACGCCCAGAGCAAGGAGCAATGGGAGGAACGCCGTAATACGGTGTATGACTACCTTTCCGACCACGAACCCGACCCTCAGAACAAGAACCCTTCCCGCTGGAGCCGGCTGGGGGGTATCATGCGCGGCGAGAACGAGCAAAGAATAGTGGCGTTCAAGATTGGTTCGCTGGACTGGGACGAGTTCATGGCGTGGCGGGAAGGTCAGGACTTCCCCGAGGAGGTCACGACGGACGTCCTTGAGAACTACGACGTCCTGAACGACCCCAACACGGTCATCGGCCATGGACGCTGGTTGCAGAAGGGCGGCTCGCTGCTGATCACCGCGCAGTCCGGCATCGGCAAGTCTTCCTTCGCCATGCAGATGGCCATGTCATGGGCTTGCGGACGGGAGCTGTTCGGCATCCCGGCGAAGCACCCGCTGAAGATGGGCGTCCTCCAGGCGGAAGGCGACGTCGGAGACATGGCCCAGTCCTTCCAAGGCGTCATGTCGGGCATGAGGCTGAATAACGACGAGAAGGCGATGGTCAGGCAGCACCTGCATTTCTTTAACGAGTCATCGAAGCGCGGCTCGGATATCATCCAGCTCGCCCGTAAGATTATCGTCCGGCATAAGTTGGACGTCATCGTCCTCGACCCGCTGATGGCCTACATCGGCGGCAACATCAACGACAACGTCGACGTGACGAATTTCTGCCGTGGGCTGCTGGAGCCGATGCTCAAGGAGACGGGGTGCATCGCCATCCTGATCCACCACGAAGGCAAGCCGAAGGCCAAGGAGGTGACGGACGGCCAGACCTTCTCGGACATGATGTACAGCGGTACGGGCGGGGCGGAACTTGTGAACTACGTCCGTGCCGTCCTGAACATTCGCCGGGAGTCGAAGGACTTGCCGGTGTTCTCATTCAACCTGTCGAAGCGCGGCAAGGAAGCCGGGATGCGTACGCCCGACGGCAAGCCTACCCTTGTCCTGAAACTGAAACACGCAGACGACCGGGTCTTCTGGGAGGTCGCCCCCTTGGCCGGCGGTTTCGAGCTGCTCAAGGTCGGGCAGCAGTATCGGCACTTTGAGTCCAAGCCCCGCCTGAGCCGGGGGGCTTTGCTGGAGGAACTGGTGGCGGATCACAAACTCCAGCGCGACCAGGCGGAAGCCCTCATCAAGGCTATGGTGACCAACGGCATCATCGAACCCCGCAAGGTGGGTGCGGCGTTGTACTACCAAGGCACCAAATACGACGCATGAGCATCGTGTCCACCCTGCACGTCCGTCCCATCGATTATCGGTTGGCGATGGATACCATCGTAAAGAATCATTACCTGCATAGGGAATGTTCCTGCTCGGCTGCTTTCGGCCTGTTCACGGACGAGAAGACCAATGACGACTTCTTCCAGCAAGGCCGGCTGGTCGGAGTCATCGTCTTCGGCAAGCCGTCTTCCTATACCCTTTGCAACGGCATCTGCGGCGACGACGAGAGCAAGAACGTCGTGGAGTTCAACCGCCTATGGGTTGAGGACTCGATGCCCAAGAACACGGAAAGCTTCTTTGTCGGCCAAGCGATTCGCCAATGCCCCTTTGAAATCATCGTGTCCTTTGCCGATTCCGAGCAGGGTCATGTGGGGTACATCTACCAAGCAACGAACTGGATTTATACGGGGGTCAGCCCCAAGATGAAGTACTTCAGGCCGAAGAACTCCTCGGACAACGCTGGCGGCACGGTCTACCGCCGGCGGGAACGCATGGCCAAGCAGGAGATCATCGAGCAGTTCGGCGAAGACATGGTCGAGGAATACTTCAGCAGCATGAAGTATCGGTACATCTACTTCAACTGTTCCAAGACCCGGAAGAAGGAACTGATGAAGAAGCTGAAGTACCCAGTCCTACCGTACCCCAAGAAAGCCGCCTAGGAAGCCCGTGGCGGCGTTTTCTTCCGTAGTCTGACTACTACTGCCAACCCGACCCCCAGACAGCCTACGCCCAAAGCCCAGCCCAAGTCCCGGCAGGACTGAAGGGCGAGGGTGGCGGTGGACATATTCCGCTCCAAATCCTTGGAGTCTGATTTCAGCCCCCCGTCGGTCACCAGCATGACGAGGGCGTCCGTGTTCTGGAGTTGGTCTAGGACGAAGCCTGCGATCCAAGCCGACATGGCTGCGGCGAGGCCGGCGGCGACGACCAGGCCGATGACGGCGAAGAGCAGGTTGCTCTCACTTGCGTCGCTTGGAGGCAGGTCTTTTTTTGGCATCTTTTTTCGGGACGCCTACCTCGGCGTCGCCCTTCGACTTGATATACCTCATCAGGTAGTCCAGACATTCTGGCGCGGCATAGCCGCTGGCACCCACGACGCCCATTTTCAGGCCGGCGTTTTGAATATGGTCTTGGATGCAATAGCCGACCAAGGCGGCGGTGATCGCAGCGGCGAGGACACGGCGGATTACCCAGCCAATCGAGACTGGCTCAGTACTGAGGAGAAGTCTGGCCACCATTGCCAAGCCCCCTAGGACGCCCGCTATGACGCCGTCTTTGACCTCCCTAGGGATGTCGTCGGGATTGAGAGGTGCCGCACTCACGAAATCTTGGGGGGCTTGGCGTTGGGGGCGAGCAGGACACGGCGATAGTCCTGATCCCAGAGGACGGCGGCGAGGTCTTTGCCTGCGCGGTCGACTTGGGCTTCGGAGAGTTCGGGGAAGGTCAGGTGGACTTGCTCATGGCACAAAACCTCCAACTGCCGCTTGGCACCGAGGCGGGGGTCGATTTCAATCAGTCCTTCGCCGATGGTAGCCTGACCCCAGGCTCGCTGGCGACCGAGCTTGACCCACTTGACCTTACTCTTTTGGCGGCGTTTCGTCATGGTCGTTAGAGCGTACGGAATCCCGTACCTTGTCGGCCAGCCACCAGAGGCCCAGGCCGCAGGCAATCAGCAGGGTGCCGCCGGCTGCGTATTCAAAATACGGGCTATCGATTATGAACGGCACCGCGCCGCAGAACGCCCCGCATAGCAGGAGGGGGATGCCGATTTTCGGGCCGAGAAAGGCGGTGGTCAACGCACCGATGACGGCTAGGCCGGCACCGACGAGCGTCCACGTCTGGGCGGAGGCGTCCTTCTTGACCCGTTCGATTTCGGCTTGGAGTTCCTTGATACGGCCATCCTTGAGGTCGGAGACGCGCTTGGCTTCGGCTTGGTCGGCTTCCAGTTTCTCCCAAGCCTTGTTTACGGCGGTGGCGAGTTTGCGTCCGAACTCCATTTGCTTGGCGTAGTCGATTTCGCTACCCTTGGCTGCGCGAGCCATGCTGAAGGCCACGTCCGCCTCGGGGGGCGGGGGCAGATAGGACTGGGCTAGGCGGGACTCGGCGACGACCACCTTGGGCTTGTCGGCGTTCTTCTCGATGGCGACGAGGGCGGCACCTACCCGGTGATCCGTCTTATCCAAGTCCTTACCGAGGGTGGCGACGGCGTCGGGCTTGGTCGGTGCGTCTGGCTGCTTAGGCAGCGGGGCGTCTACTGGCTTGGAGGACTTGCAACCAGCCAATGCCACCCAGGCGATGACCAGAAGAAGCCGCATAGGTCAGCGTCCCTTGAGCGCGTCGAGAGCGGCCTTGCCCTTGGCCTCCAGCTCGGAGGCTTTGGCGGAGTGCTTCCGCATGACGAGCAGACCCGTGATCAGGCCGGCGATGAAGGAGAGGATGGTGAGGATCATGCTGTAAAACCTCCGATAACGTATCGGCTCTTCTGCTCGGTAGAGGCGTCAAGGTTAACAACTACCTTAACATAATAACTAGAACCAGCGGGCAAAGAATATGTGCCAGATGTGAAGGTGTTAGTTGTTGAAAACCCATTGATTGACCAACTCCCGGTCTGAACATTCGTGGTGCTGTCATAAAAGTATAAGGCAAAGTTCGGATAAAGTCCTCCGTTTTGCGATATCAGGTTTGAGAAACCATTAGGGCAGCAGTATTCAAAACTAATAATTTGTGCGGCACCGATTGGTTCTTCAGGATTGGGCTCCGGGGTAATCGTGAACGAAACATTGAATATACCGCTGGAAATCAAATCAGCCCAATTGAAATTAACTCCTCCGCCGCCGCCGGCCACTACTTCCCAGGCATTGTTTTTACGGGCATACTGCGAGCCGTCAGCCGGTGCGTCGGGGATGCCTTTAGTCGTCTGCGTGGTGCCGTCGCCGAACATGATGCCGTTCGTATCGACCTTGAGCGCGGCGGTCGTATCCGGGGCGACGCCGATGCCGACCTTGCCGAACTGATCCACGGCGAAGCGGGTCGTGTCTGGGGTCGTGCTGTCCTCGACTTCGATGGCGTTTGCCGTTCCGAGCTGAGTGACACGCAGGGCGGCGGTCGATGAAGAGGTCGTGTTAATGACCATCTGGCCCGTGAACGTGTTGAACTGGTTCAGGACGGCTACGTTGTAATTAATCCCGCCAGTCCGATAGGTGATTTTAGGGGAAGCAGCGTTTGAAATCCAGAGATCGCCGTTGGCCGCGCTGGCCGGAGCCGAGTCGCATTGACCCCCGAGGTTGATGCTCGGAGTCGAGGCAGCAATCGTGGCCATATTGACCTTGCCCGTGAACGTGGCCCCGGAGAGGTTCGCCTTGGCGTTGAGGGCGGACTGAAGGTCGGTCTGCGAGCTGAGCGTGCCGGTGATGGCTCCCCAGGCTACGGAGGTCGCAGGAGTGACGCCGCCGACGTTGATAACCCACGCCGAGTACGTTCCCGACCCCGTGTGATGGTTCACGTCCACCGTCATCGCGCCCGTGCCGGAGTTGTAAGTCAGCACCTCGCCGTGCATATGGTTCGAGGAGTCGAAGGAAATGGTGACGTTCTGCGTCGGCGTGTACGACAAGCCCGTGCCGACGGTCAGGGACTTCGTGCCGTTGCCAATAGTGAGGCTCGTCGTCGAGGTCGTCAGATAGCGGTCGCCTGGTACGAAAGTCTGCCAGTTGGCGGCGTAGTTAGCCGAGCTGGTCTTCGTCAGAACCTGACCAACAGTTCCAGCGACGGGAAGGCCATTGGTGGCCGTTCCAGTAAACGCCGTCGTCTGAGACGTGGAGTCAGGGAAGGTGATTGAACCGTTCTGAAGGACAAGACCCTGAGTCATGTCCAAGTAGTTCGTCAGGATGCCGTCGCCGATGAAGACTTGATTCTGGCCTAAACCTGCGTAGCCCCCAGCAGCGATGGAGATAGATTCAAAGTTCGGATTCGGGCTGATGCTGACGGTCTGGGTTACAGAGTCGTAAGCCAGCGGCGCGGTGGCGAAAGCGATGCCAGAGGTTCCGGGGACACCCTGCGGGCCTTGAGGGCCAATATCGCCTTGGTCTCCCTTATCGCCCTGCGGGCCTTGGTCTCCCTGATCGCCCTTGTCGCCCTTCGGGCCTTGGTCGCCTTGGATACCCTGAATGCCTTGAATGCCTTGGATGCCTTGGTCTCCTTGGTCACCCTTGTCACCTTTATCACCCTTTTCGCCTTGGATACCTTGGATGCCCTGAATGCCTTGGATGCCCTGAATACCCTGATCGCCTTGGTCACCCTTGTCCCCCTTCACGCCTTGGATACCCTGAATCCCCTGCGGGCCTTGAGGGCCGGTCGGGCCGGCGGGGCCAGCGAACTGGACTTCAAAGGCGGCTTGGTCGTTGATGCTGATCGTGAAGGACATCAGTTAGAAACTTTGTTAGGGGTGACGTTGGGCAGAATCTCCAGGCGGACGGTGGCCGAGTAGAAGACGTCCGTGGTATTCTCGTAGAACTTGATATCCCAGTAGGCCGTGCCGGGGTGCCATTCCTGCGTCTGGTTGTAATAGACGGTGAAGGTCGTGGGGCTGGTAATGGCCACGTCGAGGTAGAAGAGCTTGTTCCGGGCGTCGCGCAGCGCGGTGACGATGGTCACGCCAGTCAGGTCAGCAGGCCAGCCGGGTTCGGTCGTATAGGTTCCGGCACCGTTGAAGGTTACCCCCTGCTTGAACTGATGTTGGGTGCAAGACATGGTTTGCCGTTTGGGTTTAGCCGTATGTCAATACCCCATAAATCAGTCGTTTGGCGTCACATCGCTGACGCCACGGGATAAGAAGGCATAGTAAGTTTCACTCGTTGGAGTGGTTTCGTTAGCAGGGATGACGATGTCGAAGGCGGCGTTGGCAGGTACGAAGTAGTCACCAGTCAGGAAAGTAAAACTACAATAGTTCTTATCCGTAGGGGTGTAAGGCGTCTGCGTCACCAGATAGGTTACCTCTGGCGGGGTTGGAGGATCGTTGATGACCACCGTCTTTTGGACGACCGTGGTAACCGTGATGGTACGCCGGAAGTACAGGGGGTGGTTGAACAGGACATAGATATAGTACTTCCTGTCGTTATCTGGGTCGGGAGTGCTGTCCGCGCCACAAGCGATGATGCCAGCTTCCCCGAACTGCTGCATACCTACCCCGCAACTCTCGGATGGGCATACAGGCGAGTCTGGCGTCGGCGCGGTGTTGGCCTTGAACTGATCTACCTCTACGGTCTTCCCGTATGTAAACGCAAGAGGGTCGCCGATGGGGGCGTAAGCGTTGGTCGCTTCAAACTGATCGCCAGAATACTGAAACGCAAATACTCCCGTTTCAGGGTCGATGGGGGGCTGAACCAGGCGAAAATAAGTCGTCTGGAACTTGGGCTGGTAGTACGAGTATCCTCCGACAAGCATCGTCCAAGACCTGATGGGGTCACCCTTGTCGTCCGTACCCATCTCCACATTGGGAGGGGTGCCAGAGGTAGGGGTAGGGGGGTACTGCGAACGGTAGTAGATAAGCCCGTTATACGACACAGTCGCACCCGGAGAATACGACGTGGCGTTGTTCCACGGGTCGGCCATTTACTTGACGACGTCCCACCACCAAGTGGCGATGTTGTTGCCGGCCTTGAGGCGGTTCACGACGAGGTTGCCATTGCTGAAGAAGCCGACGCCAGTAAGGGAATAGTAAGTCACCCCTTCGATGATTGTCTTAACAACCTTGGCCAAAGGATAGTGACTCTCCGTGTTTGTGTCTGCTGGAGGCGTGGCGACGGCAAGGAAGACGATCTCGGCGGTGCGCGGGAAGTACTTGTTCACCTCGTAGGTCACCTTGACCAAGACATAGCCGTTGTCCGTGACGGTCAGCTCGGGGGGAGGGGATTCGTCGATATACTTCGTACCAATCTTCGGGATGTACCGATTGACCGTGCCGGGGGCAATGGTAACCTTGTCGCCGTTGATGCTGGGGTCGAGCGGATTAAGGGCGTTGGACACATAGACTTCCTGATTGAATCCATAGCCAGTTCCGTTGTTTCCGGCAAAGAACGTGAAGTCATTCGACATCACAGTCTGTGCTGAGTCCGCTGACGTTCCTAGTTTGTTCAGCGCGGAGGCCGAGAGGGGCTGGCCTGGAGCAAAAGCCCCCTGTAGTGCGTTGCTGTTAAATCCTGTCAGGGAACGCATCAGCTTGCTTGGGTATTTGGGTAGATATCCTTATCCCAACCTGAGATGCCAGAAAGCATCAGGTCAGCGGTTACCTTGTAGATGCCACCAAACTCTTCGACGGAACCGTTCGTGATAAGGAACGACTTGTTGATCTGCGAAGACCAACGCTCATTCCATTGGAAAGAGCCGGCATAACCACCCGTGGCTAACTGGCGATAAGCCGGAGGGATGTTCCAGTTGCTTCCATCAGTAACCCATCCGACATAAGAAGCATAAGTAAGGGCCACCTCGACGTTATTTACATAGAACAAAACGCGCATCGTGTTGGACGGCTTGTAGTAGTTCTTGATACCGGCCTTGATGTTGACCTTGGATACCGTTTCCTCGGCGTTCTGATTAGGAAGAAAACCTACGAACTGGAACGCCTGGACGGCTCCGCCTTGGGCGACGGCAGGACGCCAGAGTGCGCGGTTAGGATTGGTAGCGATATTATTGTCCCATCCAGTTCCCGTGGGAAAGCCTGCAAGTTTATTTACCAGTCCTCCCGAGGTGACATTTACCAGCAGGAAATTCGGGTGATGTTCGATGGGTTCAGAAGCAGCCGATCCAGTCATCACCATCTGTGGGTTGGTGCGCGTACCTCCGTTGATGTTCGGGTCGATTCCGCAGAAGTCGGCTGTGACGGTGACGACTTCGCCCTTTTCGTAGACGTAATTAGCCTTCCATAACTTGAGTTGTGAAAGGCTGCTCGGAGTAATTGCACCGACAAGGCTCTGGAAAGTAGTACCCTTGGCAAACGTAGTGGTAAAACCGGGGAGCTGGCTGGCAGTCCACTTGAACTTGACCTGAGCCTGGATGAGGCCGAAGCCGTCGGCCTCAACCTGCCACCCGGGCTGGGCGATAGGCGTAATCAGGTTGTAGCCGTATCTGATAATTGTAGGTGATGCCATTATCGTGTGACTTCGTCAGGGGTGCGGGGGGGTGGTTCGTCTCTAGGACGGGTATGTTCGGCGGTGGCCTCGGTGGCCGTTGCGATCCGTTCAAGGGGGGTGAAGGCCACGGCTCCGAAGATGTCGCCGCCGCCCATCTGCTGCATCTGGGAAGCCGCGCCGGCTTCGGACATACCAAAAGGGGAGAGGACTTTGCCGTTACCCTTGAGCTGCTTTCGGATTTCCTTTTCGGCTTTTTCACGATCTTCGGGGTCAAAACCCTTAAGCACGAATTTCACGAGTTCTTCGTTGGTCATGTGCTTCGGAGCATTCTCCATCCTCCGCTTAACCTTATCTTCTAATGATTCAAATGGGTTCCAAGAACTAAGCGTAAAAATGTTTTTAATATCCGACATGAACCCTTCGACCTGTTCGACAAAGCCGCCAAACCCATCAATCGCAATATTGGTCAAAGAGGTGAAAATGTTATCTAAATCATTCTTAAGACGTCCGAGAGCAGATGTCGCACCCGGGTCTGCTTTTTTGTAAGTGTTGGCAGCGTCGTCGATGGCCCTAGAACCGGCCTTGATGATGGGAAGAAGGTCTTTGAAAGCATCTCCGAACATCTTCGTGCCGTAGTAAAGCAGCGTGGCTTCGTCCGTGCCGGCGGCATAGGCATCGGCCAGCATCTTCATAGCCTTCTGGTCATTGAAAGTACCGTTGGCCAACTCGTCCATCCCGACTCCCATCTTGGCAAGGATGTTTGTAAGTTCTCCGCCCTTGATGCGAGCCTCGCCCATGCGGCGCGTGAACTCTACCGATGCATTCACCATAGTCTGAAGACTTACTCCGAAAGCCTTGCCGATTGCTTCAATCGTGCGTACCTGATCGATTGAAAGTCCAGTCGTCAACGATGACAACCTGATGGACTGAGCGTAATCGGCAATCTCCTTAACTTTTGCAAGCGCGGCGGAAAGCATTCCACCGAAGGCGTCGAAGAAAGCACCGATGACGCCACCGATAGGGCCAGCAAGAAGACTGCCGATGCCCATGCCAGAACTTAGTTGTCCGGCAGCGGCGTTAAAAGGATTCTTACCCGCCTGGACAGAACCAGCAAGACCGCCGAGTTTCTTACCCGCGCTGGCAAGACCCTTCTCCAGCTCGCTCTGGTCTAGTCCAATTGTTACTGATAGATCGGCCATCGGTGTTAGGATAGGTTGTTCGCCTTTTTGTAGGCTTCAATACGGGCGTCGAAATTCTCTAAATCT